TGTGGAAAACAAAGTATGAGCTAATAACCGATATGGCTTCTATCATTGACCAAGCTAAATTCTTGGGCGACATAGAACAATATTGGACTAATGTTAGAGACTGCGTAAACTTCGAGAACTCTGACATAGGAAAAGAATTGTCCATAGTGAGTGAACAGACCAAGACAAGACTATCACAAGCTATGAACAACATAAAGCTAGACGATAAAGAACCGACAGTTGCCGTTGTTGCAAGTGGTGGTTTCTCTCTAGTGAATTAGACAAGTAGAGGCATCGTAGATATGCGTGTAAGACCTCGCTTGTTGCTTGGAGCTTGAGGCTTGGATTAATGGAGGGTTGCCCTCCGAAGAGGGCGTAGGTTAGTCAATGAATTGTTTTGCAATGTATAAGAAAGATAGTCCACACAATGCAAGTCCGAAAAGTGGTTGTCCTGCAACTGCACACAACAAACCACAGACGTTTAGTAGTATTACTGGTATAATAAATAACATATATATCCTTTCTGTTAATATCCCATAGTCCTATATTTGCATAGGGTTGTCAATAGGGGTCCCTATAAAAAAACATATATATACAAAAAACAAAGGGCATACCCCAGATATAGTATAAGGGGTCCCACAGTATACTACATATATGCTTGATTTCGATATTTATTAGCTGTAAAATCGTTTTCATAGAAAAACACAAACACAAATTTTTTTTGCAAAATTTTTTTCAAATGCTAACTCCAGAACAAATAGAAAATTTACCACCGGACACTAAAAAAGAATACATGCAAACTGTATTGTTGTTGGAAGAAAAAAAGAAACAACAAGCAGTGAGAGATGACTTTCTATCTTTTGTAAAACATTTATGGCCAAACTTTATTGAGGGTGAACATCATAAAATTATGGCAGAAAAATTTAACAAAGTGCAATCTGGTGAAATAAAAAGATTAATTATTAACATGGCTCCACGACACACGAAGAGTGAGTTTGCGTCCAACTTCCTACCTGCATGGATGATCGGTAAACAACCAGACTTAAAAATTATTCAAGCTACACACAACGCGGAGCTCGCTGTCCGTTTCGGTAGAAAAGCAAAAACACTCATGGACTCTGAAGAATACAAAGAAATATTTAACACAAGACTCAGAGAAGATTCCAAAGCAGCAGGTAAATGGGAAACGGACCAGGGCGGCGAATATTATGCAGCCGGTGTCGGCGGATCGATAACTGGTCGTGGTGCGGATCTATTAATAATTGACGATCCACACTCGGAGCAAGATGCGATGAACATGCAGTCGTTTGACAGAGTTTACGAGTGGTATACTAGTGGACCGCGGCAAAGGCTTCAACCAGGTGGTCGTATTATTCTTGTTATGACACGATGGAACGTGGCTGACCTGACCGGTAAACTACAAAAAGCACAAAAAGAACCAAAGGCAGATCAATGGGAAGTTATAGAGTTTCCTGCAATCATGCCATCAGGTGAACCAGTGTGGCCAGAGTATTGGAAGTTAGAAGAACTAGAATCAGTCAAAGCATCTGTATCCATAGGTAAATGGAACGCACAGTATCAACAAAACCCAACAGCAGAAGAGGGCAGTATTATAAAACGTGAGTGGTGGAAACAGTGGCCGAAAGATTCACTACCACCTCTTGCACATGTCATACAATCCTATGATACGGCGTTCATGAAGAAAGAAACGTCAGACTACAGCGCCATTACAACCTGGGGCATATTCTATCCAAACGAAGAGGGTGAGGCTAATATTATACTTCTTGACGTTGTAAAAGACCGTTTCGAGTTCCCCGAGCTACGACGCGTTGCCAAAGAACAATACGACTATTGGTCACCAGAAACCGTTATAGTCGAGGCCAAAGCATCGGGGCTCCCGCTTACTTACGAACTTAGGCAAATGGGCATACCGGTTATTAACTTTACACCTAGCCGTGGAAATGATAAACATACTAGAGTAAACGCTGTTGCGCCAATATTCGAGGCGGGCATGGTCTGGTATCCAGATCGTAAGTTTGCTGAAGAGGTTATTGAGGAATGCGCTGCATTCCCACTAGGTGAACACGATGACTTAGTGGATAGCATGACTCAAGCCGTAATGAGATTTAGACAAGGTGGTTTTGTGGAACATCCAGAAGACTATGATGATGAGCCTGTATCCCACCAGCAAAGGACATATTATTAATGAAGTCATTAATTGAATTTATCACAAACCTTTTTGCAAGAACTCGAGGTATGGGAAATAAAATACCTCCAACGAAACAAAACGACATTATAAAAATGTTGGAAGACTCTCTTGACAAAGTCACAGCAGGAACAGCAAAAATAGATGAACAGATAGCAGAGTTAAAAGCTATCGAAAAACAACTTGACGATGCAGATCAAATAATGTCGCCACTCGACGATCTAATAGGTGACCTTTCTAGAAAAACAGGGGCAACTCCAGAAGAAACAAAAAGAGTTCTAATCGACAAATATAACGAAGGATATTTACCAGGCGATCCAAAAAGAATGCTACCTGAAGATGATGACCGTTTGAGAGCATTTATTGAATCTCAAAAACTAATGGGCAACGAACAAGACCTGATGATTGATATTCTAGAAAATGCAGAGCTACCACCTGATCAAATGGCAGGTATAAGATCTATTGTGCAAGATGACATAGATGTTCCGCCTATGCCTGATGAAACTAAAAGGATAATACAATCACTCACAGATGATGACCCTTTGCCTTTTGGTAAGTCGGGTGAGGCTGAAGAGTTTATAAAAGGTTTAGAAGAGGATGCTCTACCGTTTGGTAGATCAGGTGAAGCTGATGAATACATCCAGAGTTTACAATCTCAAATTGATGACCTTGGAAAAGCAGAGGGCCAGATTGATAGTCTTATAAAAGCGAATGCACAAAGAAAAGCAGACTTAGCAAGAGCTGAAGAGTTAATGATGGACATGGAAAACTTTGGCAAAAGTTTTGATGAGATTATGAAAATGGTGCAGGATGAAAAAGTTATACCTTTTATAAAGTTTCAACCAAATCCTAAACCAAAGAAAGCAGAGGGTGGAATAATTAGTCGTGTCGGTTTGCAAGGTGGTGGTCTACTTAAAAATCCATCTATTCAGGATTACATGAGACTAGCAGGTTTTAAAGATTTTGTATCTCCCGCTATGCCAACCGGTGGATTTGACACTAAAGGGTCAAGGTTAGCTCCTGCTCAAATCGAAGAGAATATTAAAAAACAAAATTTTATTCGTGATAATCTTCCGGACACGATTATTGAAGATTTTAAAACATCTGGTTTTAGGCCCATGGGAGGAGATAGGGCTATTACTAATCACCCTATTTTAGGCAGAACTAACTATGCAACAAGTGCAGCTTTTAACCGATACATTGACAGTTTATATGAAGACAGTAAATTAAATAATCGTATCGGTCTACGAGATGGTGGCGGACCAAAGATCAGTCGTCGTGGATTTTTAGGAATGTTGGGAGCTGGTATTGGTAGTTTGTTTATGCCAAGAGGTGCTAAACAGATAGCGGAGTCAGTTGCACCAGCAGCAAGAATAATTAAACCAGCACCGGGGATGCCGGATTGGTTTCCATTCTTAGTAGATAAAATTAGAAGGAAAGGTAAAATTGTAAGAGAGCCTGACTATAAAGATTTTACATCAGGTGGGGATACTACTATTAGATATAAACTAAAAGATGATAGTTTGTCAGGTGGTGAAATATTCTTAGAAGAAGATTTACAGTCAGGAGCGATCGGTATATTTGGTCGTGGAGATGAAGGACAACAAGTTGCAATGGATTATTACCCTGGTGCTAGAACAGCGACTAAAAAAGGTATTAAAGAAGATCCAGCTACATTTGAGGCAGGTGAGTTTTACAAAGGTGAAATACAAGATTTTGAAAATATAGGTGTGCCATCAGATGATTTAAGAGGTCCTTTAGCGACATGGGAAAATTTATCTGACATTGGTTTATCACCAAAAGAAAAAATACAACGCATGATGAAAAATTTTCAAGATGAATTTAAAAATCCAAACGTTGACCCAGATGACGATTTAATGAAAATGTCACAAGGTGGTGGCGTTGGATCACTATTTAAACAGAGGCAAGCATAATGGCTATAGATAAAAATTTACCAAACGACCCAGATCACGACAGAGTCAAATTAGATATAGAGCCCAATGAAAGAGAAGTTGAGCTAAAAGAAGAAGAGACAACAAAAGGTCCAATAGAAATAAACCCAACTGAAGACGGTGGTGTTGAAGTAGATTTTGACCCAGATGCCATTATTGGTGAAGGTGGACAAAACCACGAAGCAAATCTAGCAGAGTATATAGATGATAATATTTTAGGTGAAGTTAGTTCTGAACTCTTATCAGACTTTGAATCGTACAAAGCATCTCGTGATGATTGGGAACAAGCTTACATTAAAGGATTAGATCTATTAGGATTTAAATATGAAAATAGAACAGAACCTTTTCAAGGCGCGTCTGGTGCAACACACCCAGTGTTAGCAGAGGCTGTCACACAGTTTCAAGCGTCAGCGTACAAAGAACTATTACCAGCAGGTGGACCAGTTAGAACACAGATTGTAGGACTAACAGATGAAATGAAAGAGGCACAAGCAGAGCGTGTCAAAGAATTTATGAATTATCAGATCATGGTTGAGATGAGAGAGTACGAACCAGAATTTGATCAAATGTTATTTGACTTACCACTCGCAGGGTCAACATTTAAAAAAGTTTACTACGATCAAACAATGGCTAGATGTGTATCTAAGTTTGTACCTGCAGAAGATTTAGTTGTGCCATACAGCGCAACGTCACTAGAAGATGCAGACTCCATCATGCACATAATAAAAATGTCATCCAATGATTTAAGAAAACAACAAGTCAGTGAGTTTTACAGAGATATTGATATAGGTGAATCGTCTTACGAAGCAGACGACGTTGAAGATAAAAAAGCCGAGCTCGACGGTGCAAGTGTCAATAACAGAGACGAAGTGCACACGATAATCGAGTGTCATGTAGATTTAGACTTACATGGTTTTGAAGACAAAGACGAAGAGGGCGAACTAACAGGTATAAAACTTCCATACATCGTGACAATTATGGAGGGATCGGGTGACATTTTAGCTATTAGAAGAAACTACAACCCACAAGACCCAACGAGAAAAAGAAAAAATTATTTCGTGCATTTTAAATTTTTACCAGGACTAGGCTTTTATGGATTCGGCCTAATACACATGATCGGTGGTTTATCTAGAACTGCCACAACTGCATTAAGACAACTTCTTGATGCGGGCACCTTGGCTAATCTCCCTGCCGGATTCAAACAAAGAGGCATCAGAGTTCGTGACGAAGCTCAACCGTTGCAGCCGGGCGAGTTCCGTGATGTTGATGCACCTGGTGGAGATTTAAATGCAGCGTTTATGATGTTGCCTTTCAAAGGGCCAAACGCAACACTGCTACAACTTATGGGCACAGTGGTTCAAGCAGGACAAAGATTTGCAAGTATCGCTGACATGCAAGTCGGTGACGGCAACCAAAGCGCAGCGGTCGGCACGACTGTTGCATTATTGGAGCGTGGATCGCGGGTTATGTCTGCGATACACAAAAGATGTTACTCAGCGATGAGGC